ACGCGCCCACAATGTAAGCTTATCAGGTACTTTCAATACGATCTTTTTCTGAACGCCTCCAATCATCCACATCCTAATCTTATATTTATCGCCGTAATGATATGCCAGTACGCAAGCGTGCCCTACCTGCCCGGCAATCTTCCCACATCCCATCTCAAGATCCTTTCTTACTAGTATTGCGAGTTTCATGACCAACACCATTTATGCTTGCATTCGGGATTCTGACAGCGGAAATACTCGCCTCCGCCATTGTAGTTATAATCCCGCATTCCGGTTGACTCACCCTGATGCCCGCATTTCGGACATGTTGGGTAATGCGTTTCCACGGTTTTCCACCCATAATGCGGAGAGACTTTTCCCCCCGGGAGTCGGACCGCCTCTTCCTCTGCTGCCTTTTTCTGATCTGGGGGCCACGATGTGTTTATCATCACTTGCTGCCCATTAAGCAGAGAATAGAAAACCCTCCACGATACAATAGTATCCGTATCCCGAACTTGATAACTCATTTATTTATCACATTCCCATTTTGGTAATTTATCCCGATCAATACGCGGCCCCGACCACGACGGGATAATTGTTATATTATGATTTGCTTCTTCAGAGCCACACTGGGTACACCGCAGATAAAATGTTCTCTCAATAATTATGTCTTCATTACGGTTCCCGATCTTTTCTTCCCTGTGTTCAAGAAGAAACATATCGTGCCCGCAGTTCTCGCAGTGGAACGAAACCCGGTATCCGATTTCTTGCCCGTGCGTTATCGCGTTTGCCAAAGATAGTTCGGTTGTGCTGATCATGGTAATTACCCCTCTTCTTTTTCACGGAGATAGGCCAATACCATAGGGATAGTTTCTTTTCGACAAGTATTACAAAGTTTTGTCGTGGCATCAAACCCGTCGTCATAGTTAAGTTGGCGGTGACAGCATTGACATTCAATCCCAATTCCTGTACTCATTTTCTTTTCCCTCATATCCCATGGAGGTCAATGGCATGAAGCAGAGCGTGGGCTATATCCCCATAACCGGCCCAAGCAAAATCTTCTTCTTTTGTTACGGTGTTAAGGAATATTCGACAATCTTCTAAGTTCTTAAATACGTATGCTCCACATGCCAACTGATAACACATCTGTCGTACATCATTATCAGTAGCACCTTCCCATACATCACACCCAGAACACGATCCATAATAATCGTGGTATATTACAACTTCTTTGGTGTCGTTGAATTGTACGCACGTTGCAACAGATCCCTGATAATCACCTTCGTTCCAGTGTCCAAGGACAGTGATATTTTTTAGGAGACGCCGCATTTGATTGTCGTGACCTCCAGCAGAACGTTCAAGCAGCATTATATTATCCCAGTCAATGCGTTGTGCTGTTTTGTCAGATTGATAATATTTCTTTTCGCACATGCAGATCAGTTTCCCGCAAGAGGCAATATCACTTCTTCAACTGCTTCTTTCATAATCTTCTTCAGATTGGTTTCATCAAACTTACACACATGCGCACTGGGTATAGGAGAGGGCTTTCCCGCGCCGGTTGTAAACTCGCTTCCGGCGGATTCGGAGATCTTTTTTGCCGTCATCGCGATCATCTTCTCAACGGCAATATCCGGATTGCTATCGTAGGGTAGTAACGATTCAAGAGTTAGTTTTGAGAGCCGAACGGTCCGGCCGTATTTTCCGATCTTCATCATACACTATCAATTGTGACAGGATGTAACATAAAGGTTGCTGTTGGGGAAAATTTGACACAAAGCCAGTGTATGCGATTCGGACGCCAGACCCTATGATACTTCGTCATACTGCCTCAAGGTAGCCTCATCCTTTTCTCATAGGACTTACCTGCACCGTATCATGCAAGAAGGTCCGCAACCACGGTAACCGTGGATATTGCGCGGATTGCATAACGTCGGTGATACTTTATCCACCTTTCCGTGATCAAGGGAAAGGACTGGCTGGTTAGTTAACGAGGTAACGCCACCCGTCCGGATGCAAGGGACGCGATCCTTGATTACATCCGAAGAGCCGGAGGCAGGAATCGAACCTGCGCCCTTCCAGATTCCTTTGAGAGCGGGTACTTAGGAACCTCTTCCCCGTTTGTCTCTCAGTACAGGCTGGACGCACCAAACCAACAGGTGCTTCGCTGGCATAGATCCCCATTGTGGGGTTCGCCGTCCAAGGATTCTTCGATGAATGCTCACAGGCCCCTGTATGCCTTACATATCGACTTTAAGGCAGTGACTCTATGGTGAGCGGGGTCGCCCATAGAACGCCCTGTGCGTCGTGTTCATCATCCCTCTTGGATACTTCCGGACAGATTCGAACTGTCGTCATGAGATTCAAGGTCTCTTAGGCTTGACCACTACCCCACGGAAGTTTAGTACTCCTAGGTGGATTCGAACCACCGCTACCGGCTCCAGAGGCCAGTATCATTGACCACTAGATCATAGGAGTGCTGACTTATACCCCTTTCGGGGACTGCACCCAGAAGGATTTGAACCTTCAACCAACGCTGTATCAGAACGCTGCTCTACCGGACTAAGCTATGAGTGCATTATTTCCAACAGAGGTGTCGTCAGTGTTCACGAAGGCAGAGGCCAGTCACCGGCTAAAATTCATACCGTTTCAGATATACTCTAGACTCATCTTTCAGTCCAGTATGAATGCGTCTCTGCAATGCTTTTCCACGTGTTGGACGCAACCGGCGAGATTTGAACTCGCTGCCTTTTCCCCCGCAATGCATGGAGGAAATGATCTACCCGACCGATCTATGGTTGCTCTAATCATTAGTATACCTTTAAAGTAATAAATGTTTTTGTTTTGTTACAGTCGCACTGATTGTTTGGGTTTAGCCGATCTGCTTTCATACTGCCGGCACTCAGTACAATTCTTATTGTTCTTATCACATATCTTTCCCTTCCGGCACTTTTGATCCTGGAGACGGAACCGACAGGGGAAGGACTGGCATGCCATTTTACGTTGTGTTTTAGATCTCTGTTTTAGATCCTCCTTATACTTTTTCTGTGCTTCTACAACTTCCGGATGCGCTTTCTCAAAGCAGGGTCGACACCTCTCCTGATCCCACCTCATATAATGTTCGCCGCATATCGGACAGAGTCGTAATCCTTTGTGCAGGGCAAAATGGCACCTGTTACAATACGCTACACATCCGGATAGTTCCAGATCGGTATAATGTCCCTTGTAGCTGTCTCGGTAAGGATGGTGGGGGATTGTCGCAGGGACGGTCTTTCCTACCGACTTGTGCATCTGGCACTCGGGATTTTTAAGAAGGAACGCCGCTTTCTTTTCTTTCCATTCCTTACCCGACCAGATTTTATTGAGATTCTTTCGACGTCCTTTAATTGCTTTGTTTAGATCCGGCATTTCTCATCTACCTCATATTCCTAATGCTCCACATATAATAGATGCGGCAATCCCGATAATCAATATCCACACTCCGGCGCAATAATACCAGAAACAATAATCATCAAGTTTAGTACGTTGTTCGGATACCGACATTGAGAGGATAAAAATAGAGGAAAAGATCATACTGAAACCGAATATTACTAATGTACATCCGATGTGTGCGGGCGGGATCATACACTCTCCTTTTTGAATATAGGAATTCGAACGAGCCCCCCACACGGGCATCGTTTCCAATCCGTTTGCGTACAGTATCCTCTTTCCGTAACGTAATTACAGATGGTACCCGCTTGATAGGGTTTATACCAGTTCACACGGCATTTCCCTGTTACTTTCTTGAGAGTTAAAGTCATTCTTTTTCCTCGGTTGTTCAATTGTTTTTCCTCACAACCCTTTGTTCCCGAAAACGTCGCGGCAGAACTTCAAATTCTGATCTTTTAAATTTAAGGGATAATCGTCATCTTCGGGATCGGGGAGTGTTGCGGTACGTGTCTCTCCAATTACTAATGCGATATCTCTGCGCGCGGTGTTTCGTATTTCTGGTAATGCCTCTAATGGATCTACGTCCTTTTCGTCGTTAAATCCCCATACATACAGTTCAACTTTTGTGAGTTTCATTTTGTTCCTCCTTGTTTCCCTGATATTCTCTTTTCTCTACCACTTCCTTAATTGATTTCACAGGGATTACGGCGTGTTTCCGGTTCTGCCGGCAGGTATAGAGCCCGTGCCGTACACACCAGTTCAAGAGCGGAAAACACCTCACACTATATACACAATCACATTGTTTCATGCTGGATAACCTCGCGGGCATTTGCCATCCATTCTACGGAAAAGACACGGGTCGTGGTGAGCATCTGCGCCAATCATTTGATTGCACGCATCCTGATAACAAACCGTCGCAACTTTGAAATCCGGGCAATCCATAAAGGTATAGATACCCTCGTGCGGGGCGGGTGCACAATCACACTTTTGAGACATTAATCCACATCCGCAAATGCATCATGAACTTCTTTTGCCGTCGTTGTTCGTAGCATCCGTCCTAAATATTTTACTTTTGCACGCATTTTGAGATCAAGATGAAATTGTTTGCCTTCACCAATCTCTACAAATCCGGCCACTTCGGTCTCTTTTCCGTTAAGGCCTAGTAATGATCCCAACGGATAGTTTTTTTCGTCGAATGTCTCAATAACGCGGTGCCAATATACCCATTTGCGTCCAGCTGCCATCATTCCACATCCGCAATTGCTCCGAGTCCGACATACTCACAAGATTTCACACCCTGAATCTCAGACTCGTGCGTGATCGCATCTTGCATACTGACGGCTACAACATACCTGAATGTCCCATCGTCTCCTGTGACTTTGAAACAGAAGAGTTCTGATGCTTCCATAATCTTTTTGCTGCACATTATTTTACCTCCTCCAATGGACACCAATCTGGAAAATCTTGCTGCTGCGGCGATATGATAAAAGGAGTTGTTGGGCGGTCATTTAAATTGCATGATGCATATTCGTGATCCCTAATGGGACAGTTCTTACAATACGGAACAATTTCAAATTTTTCATCTTTAAGACGGATTATTTTGCGCATAATTCATTTCACCTCTTTTATGTTTTTAGTAGTCATCTGATCGCACCAGATAAATAAGCGTACTGCATCCCGCTTGACTTCCGCCTCCAGTTCCTGATACGTTTTTGGTGCGTCGGTACTAATAGTCTTAAGCGCGATCACGCTGTTCACCATACCGGCTAAGCTGATACGCATCCCTACCTTATCAGAAGGCATGAGCACTACTGCTTTAACGCGATCCTCATCAGATACCTCTTGCATGGGTTCTGTAGGGGTTTGTGGGGCGGTTTCGGCACTCTTTGCACTTTCCTCTGCATTGATCGTGTTAAGGGCCGCATCTGCTTTCTTTGTCTCTGCTAGTTTGGCATCGAGGTTGTCCTGTAGGATCTGTTTGCCGGGGTTGGTCGTGGGTTTTGTTGTGGTTGTTGTAGTTGCCCAATCGGGCGCTGGGATCTGCTTATATCCGGGAAGTAAGAATCCCTGCTTGTCAACTGAGAATGATAGCCACACGTCAGGATGATTGTCTTTTGGCATCATGAACGCTGCCTTGTCCATTTCCGCCGCTCTCTCTCTTGACTGCGCATATGTGACCTTTCCCGTTTTCATGGTGAACGTAACAGAAAAGGGTGTGTATGAATCCAGTCTCCCGACGAGTGCCGGCACTTTCCCCACTGCGGGAATGTTTACACCATCTTTGCACCTATGGGGGGTGCCATCTTCGTTCGTCGCTACCCACTTGTCACCAACTGGTTTAACGTTGATCGGTGTACCACATCTGTTACAGGGTTTTGTCATCGTCAATCACCCAACCCGATACCGTCAAGATATCTTCCGTTTTCGTCGTATATATCAAGAAGAAACGGCGGACAATCGCGTATCGAAACGGTGTAATCCCCATCATACTTTTTTAGGATCTCAATAAGCTCTTTAACTGTTGTCATCGTCAGTCACCACCAGAATGCGGGTAGGTCCATCCCCACGCATAATGTCCGACCAATAGATACTCGTATCATCGGCTACACCGCGTCTTGCATTAAAGGCTTGACTTGATAGAATAGTCCATTCGGACACACCTTCGCGTTTTGAGAGTTCATCAACAAGATCCTTTGTCGATATTCCAGAAAGAATGTTCTGTAATTCTTCCGCTGCTTGTTCTGCGCTTTTACTCATTCTTTTGCCTCTGTGGGATCCCCACATAATGATCCATCAAGTATGTCCCGCTCACCTAAAACCCACTCAAGCGCATCGATCATGCGGTCGTATTCGAGTTTGGTACCAAGAGTGATGCTGGCATTCCTTTTTCCAAGAAGAAAGGATTTTTTGTCTCTAATTTCCAGTTCGAATCTCATTCTTTTGCCTCCGTTAATCTCTTTACTCCCTTCATCAACGGTACTGCTTTACTTACCACTCCATCACGATATGTTTTTTATAAGATTTAGGATTGTGTATTTTGATCCAATCTACAATCTCGAATACCTCTTCAACGTCAATCATAATACGCGGTTCTCCAACCGGATCTATAGAGAGGCATTCGTTGTTTTTATCCATGCTTATGATTCTCATGTTACCTCAGTTAATCTCTTTACTCCTTTTTCACCCCTCCATTCTTTATCGAAGGCAACACAGGCCAACTCAGGTGTATCCCCGAATCCGCATACTCCTTCCATCAGGTTTTCTCCGAGTAACGCACACCACTGATCGCCATCCTTGAAAACACGAGGTTTCTTGATGTTACACGGTCTAAGCAACTCAACGATGTGATCAAATGTCAGACTTGCAATGCGGTTCTCCATATCGAGAACATACTCTGTTTTACATTCTTGTGGTTCCATAATTTTTATTCCTCCGTTAATCGTTTAACTCCTTTTGGCAACGGTAATGCTTTACTTACCACTTCATATGTTCTTGTGATTTTATGCGGATAGCAAGCCGAATCAATCTTCTCTTCATCCATCTTGAGCGCCTGTAAGGTGCCGATGTGGATTGTGGTTCCGGCTTCATCGATGGCATCAATCTTCTTCTGTGCGGCTTCCTTCGCGTTCTGGATCTCCATATCGACAGCCCGTTTGTGCATTGTGGGGAACTTCTCTTTCAACAGGGGGATATTAATTTCACGCGGCAAATTCTTTTCCTTAACGATGATAACCGCTTCGTTGTCCTCACCGATCTTACGTTCAACTGCGCGATCAAGAAGTGCTTGTCGGGCTTCACGGTTCAGCGCGAACGTCTTCTGTATATTCTCTGCTTGACGGTCAAGTTTGTAGATCCGAGACGGTAAGAGATTATCCCCCTCCTGTTTGGTAAGTTTCTGTTCCGGAAGCGGATACTTCTCAAGGCTTTTTTGTTCGTCAAGAGGGATCATGTTCTTGCCTCTTTAAGTTCCGTGATTACATCTTTGAGTTCAACAACCATCATTCCGGGAGGCGTCATATATTCTGTGGTAAATGCACACTTCCGGATGCGCTTTATAATCCCTTTATTATATGTTGTTGTGAACGAGGGGCACTCTGTGTTTGTACAATCCGGATCGCTTACGAATCTGAACCGGCATACTCTAGAATGCACGCACGTTCCTTTCTGCTTATCTGTTGTCATGGTTTCACCTTCAGAACCCGTATTGCTTCTTCAATCGTTAACCATCCGGCACCAAATATAAACACCGGGTATCTTGAGGGATATTTTTTTGCAAGTGTGTCTCTGCGGGAAACAAGTGCCTCGATTTCTGCATCATCGAAATGAGACACGCGCTCCTCGTCAATAATTTTAGACATCATACTTTCCTCACTCCAAGAGGTTTGAAAACCATCGTTCCATCTTCAGACAGGTAGAGCAGATAATCGCCGTATACTGTTGACGGCACGTGGATCAACTGCTCTCCTCCTGCTTTCGTAGGAGCCCGTACTTGATACTTCCCGCAATATTCCTCAGTCATTTGTTTCAACACTTCCCGCAACAATCTTTTTGGTTATCCGCGCGGTAAATACACAATTGCACTTATCGCAGATATAGTCGCAGTCGCTTTCGTGGATCTGATTAGATCCACACCGTGGGCAAGTAATTTTTAAAAATCGCCCTACATATCCCTCAAATTCACGACTCATGCTTTCACCGCCTTAATCTTTTCATAGAGTTTGTCGCGTTCTCCCTCTGACAGGATTTCATCTCCAGTAGGAAATTCCAGCCCGTCATTCCAGATTACCGCCATCAAGTATTGCTGTTCTTTCTTGTTTAACCACAGTGTCATTTCAATCAATCCTTACTACGTTCACGGTTGTATCCCCGCCCTCTGTTGAGAGGTAAGGATCGTCGTTTGCCGCCTTCTGTTCATATTCCAGTGCCTCATCTTCTGTCTTTAAACTGAGGTAATCTTCCATTGTCGTTTCAAAATATTTTATCGTTGTTACCGTTACTTTGAATTTCATGGTTTTGTTTCTCTCCTTCTTTTCCATAGGTAATCATATGATACACTGGTATAAATAAATTGTGACACGGCCGGCAGGTCATGAGCCTGTTACAGCCGTGGAGTGGCAAAGGGAGCTCAGCAACTAGTAAATAATCGCGTCATTGCCCGGCCGCATTAGTTACAAACGTTCATTTTTCACGCTCTCGTCTTCAAGCCGAATAACGAAATCTCTGAGAGCAACACACACACATACTCCATCGGTTTGGCTGGAATACGCTGGTCGTGTAGATTTGAGCCGCTCTATCAGATCGTGCGCGATTTGGTTCTGAGCGAGTGTTAATTTAAGCGGGGTAGTATTGATCATAATTCACCTTCCCGCGCTAAGTGACATTTCCTGTCGCCTTCGTTCTCCATAGCATCTCGTTTGCGCTCTTCTGGTGTGCGTGTGTCCTCTTCACAATCCATATGGACCACGTCCTCATTTTCGTTAGAGGTTACCTCATGCCCCGGCAAAAAGGGTTTGCCACAATATGCACAGAAACGCCATTTACTATGATTTATCTCACTCATGATCTCTCCCTTCCCTTGTCGCATAGATAAATACCCGTTGTTCCGATGCAGGGATCTGGATAATACCAGTAGTATTTACACAATCCGCAATACCAGATCCTTTTTGTAAAGACGGTAAAGAGGAGCCATTTTAAAAATCCACATTCGGGTTTCATGGTTCGTTCCCCTCTGACCAGAGAACTCGTTCTATCTCCCAATTGGGCTCTCCCCTGCATGGGCACAATGTAGGGGCGTGATCGCGTGTTGCATATGTCGTGCAACCAAAGGGGAATGTATCTCCCTCATCAATACTTTTTGGGCATTTCATACAGATATACTTTAGAAAGTCTTTTGGTTTCATGATCTCTTCTCCTGCGGGTTATCTTCAATCGGTTCTTTCAGGATTGTTGTGCCGACGTGCTCACGGAGTTCTTCCATCGCCTCATCTACGTGATCATCACATAGAGGGTATTGACTGCCAACAAGCCATACGGCGGCGTTGTGACAGCCTGTACGAATGCACTTCATGATCGTAACCACCGCGATTTGTTGTATTTGATCGTCTCGATCTGAATGCGTGGTAAGTGCATTGTTACGTCGGGGCATACCAGATAGCGATCCATATGATCCGATTCTGTTGCACCAATAGATATCTGACATTTCCGAGCGCACTCGTTGCAAACATATTGCATCCTTGCCATACTCAATCCTCCCGTTCCTTCCATACGAGACAATCACCAATCAGATGAGGGAACACTAGTCCATCAACAGCACGGCAATATATCATTTTTCGACCGGCAAATATTTCCGTTGAGTCGTCCCTCTCAACACAGTTTTCACAGTTTGCGTTTCCGTCTACCATACTCACTCATCTCCTCCACATGACTCCGGTAAATGTGATCATCTCTCCCGTTTCAGTTACAAACGTGACATCTGTAAGATACTTCGTACCTTCTGTACGGATACCCATAACACGTGCATTACATAATTTTCCAAGTACTTCTGATTCGTTTGACATACTCACTCATCGCTCCCGAAAATATCAATGTTGTGCGTCCCGTACTCGTTCTCTAGCCACAACGATTTCGGAACTGGCAATCCCTCATAGATCGTTCTGATCTCACTCCACTCTCCGAATAAACGTAATGTGTGTTCTTCATTGTTACGTATGAAATTAATTTGGAAATTCTCAATTTTTTCTTTCATGTTTGCCATTACTCCTCCGGTTATTATCCGGATTCCCTTCCCCGGTCACGAGCCGGGGCGACGCGCAGAAAAGAGGGAAAATTAGTCGTGTTGCCAGGTCGGAAAATTGTCAATATAATCGTATTTGTTACGTTGCTTGTAATCCTGTGCCATATTAGATCTTTTTTCTTCGTCAACTCTAATTTTTATTAGCCACCACGAAAACGTAGCTCCCGGGGGAAGCTCTGTCGTGCCTTCGGGGAGGCGTGCTCCCGCGTACTGCGCAACCACAAGTTCGTCGTCAAGCTGCAATTGTATTGACTCGCGGTTGCATACTATGTTGCAGTTTAGCAATTTCGACAGAATCTGCGCAGTATCGGAATGTCCCACGACAGATCTATAGCACGTGGTCTGTAGTTTTAGCTGCGCGCTCTCAAACGAGATGGGGGTAATTTGCACTTCCATCCCTGCGAGCTCCCTCAGCATTGCGAGGGAAAAAGAATTCGAAATGTACATCATTAAAATGCCTCAGCAGTCCAAAAATTCAGTCTCTTCTCTGTTCACTGCTTCAACGTTGATCGTAATGTTATCAGCGTTGTCAAACTGCACGAGCGTGTCGATTTCGACGTGAAAATGCTTTGAATTCTCTTTCACTCGCGCGATAAACTCCTTTGCGCGAGTTTCCCGGTCCGCGCCACGGAATGTTGTTGTTGCCATGATTTTCTCACTCCTGTTTTCCCGGCACCCTGCCGGTATTCCCTCCCCCGGTTACGAGCCGGATATACATTAGAGGGAGCCTTAGTCATATCGCTGTACTCAGACGGTACACGTACCGTCATCATGTAGAACACTAAAATCTGTACTCGGCCTCATCGGGGTCACACGGGGATCGCCGCCCATCGCCCTCCTCCTATCCGGTTTCAAGGTTATCTAATCCTTGAAACTTTCACCATATACTATATGGATCGCACTTGTATTTATAATTTATTGTTGGGATTTGGGACTGTAACAAACCTCACGACTCTTGATCATCTCCAAATACCTCGTGTTTTTCCTTCTTTGAGTAATTTAAGTTCTTCTTCTGCACCAGATAACGCATCGTCAAGAATCTTATTAAGATCTTTTCCGGTGTGATTGCGGTTTATTACATGCATATGCTCTCTTATACATAAAAAGGCAGGGCGAACCGATACGTTCCATGTGCCTTCTTGCCATAAAGAAATCGTAACTTCTGACACCTCCACCTCATTGATTCCTGAAAGCACGCGTAATTCATCCGCCGCCTTAAAGATCTCTTTTATCTTTTCTTTAATCATAACACACTCCTTTTGCCCACTCAATTAAAGTCTTAATTGAATCCGTAATATAATCCCCATTGCCGTTATTTGAGTCTATACTTAATGCTTCTTTTTTGATTTCATCCCATGATGCACACCCCACTTTATAATCCCCGCCATTACCATAAGAAATTAGGTTTTTAATCGGTTCTTCCAACTCGGGGAAATATTTCAGGGATCGCGCGAGTGCCCATATAGGGGCGTCGGCATTGTCGTCAGCCGCAGAATAGATAAGCGCGGCAACTTTAGCTGCTTCTTCAGGGGTCACGATAAAACCCCCCACAATACAATCCTCTTTGTTTTCTGTACAGACGATACTTTCCCCTGCGCTTTCAGATCCATGAGATACGTGCGCACGGTCTTATCATTTGCTTTTAGTGCCTTGTGGATCGCATAAGCATTCAGTCCTTCCTGATGTTTCTCAAGGAGATCTAATATCTTACTATACAACTTTGGTTTGTCTCGTGTTCCTACTTTTCGGCTCATTCGTGGATCTCCTTTTCTTTTATTGGGTTAGATCTAAGATTATCAAATTTCATTCCCATCCAAATTTCTAAGTTTTTAATATCGTTTTCCGATATAATGTATCTGGTTTCTGGGATCATATTTCCTCCGCGAAACTTGCATATATATCAATTCCACGGTCTGCCCACTTTCGATCAGATTCTTTTTCTTTTTCGGATAGATCCTTGTATTGTGTAAGGATTTGCCGAGACCACCTAATTACATTCTCATCTTTCCCAAGCTCCGGATGCGCATTAAGCAAAGTTTGCAACATATAATCTGTCCAGTGCGCCCATTGCTCGTGTTCGAGTTCTGCGGCTCTCTCTCGCATTATACTGAAATGCTCTGCTAAAGTAAGTGGCTCTTCGCAAAGACAATCCTCACATTTTTGGCTGTCGTTTGGCATACATGGTTTGCATTGACGGCTCATTTCTTCATCCTCCGTATCCCCTTAAACACGTAGTGCCCCCCCACTCGTGAGGAATACCAGTACTTTACCCAGAACCACGAAATCCCCGGAAGGTCTCCATTACCTCGCTTTAATTCTCCGATCACGCTCTCGCACCCGCTCCACCCGCCGGTACTAAGCTGTAACGTGCCGTGTTTCTTATCCCATTTCGGCGGGAATCCGTTTACCCAGTTCTCACAGAGGTACTCGACGAACTCATATACATCATCTTTCCTTGGATCAAACGCCGCGATCTTTTCCAGCGTAGCATCCGTGGGATATCCGTTGTGGTCGATCATTTTGGTTCTCCCTTATTTAAATACTAGTTCAATTGCTGTGCACGTGGCCGCCCCGATAAATCCACATACAAGTCCAAACACGATAATAATAATCAGATTTTTTGTTTCTTCTTTCATGGTTCCTTCTCTTGTGTTCTCCGAAGATCGTTAATGTCGGCTTCAATATCATCAAGCGGTATCGCGTTCATCTCAGTGAGCCACGTATCTGTTTTCATTAGGGCTTTCCATTTCCTCAATAGGTTTTCTAGTGTTTTTAGCGTATCTAGTGCGGGGCGGGAACGAATCACATCTCTTATTTTTGAGAAATAAAGTGTTCCGTCGGCAAACCCATCAATTTCGTCCTCGTATATGATATACGCCGGTCGCTGTTTTGGGATCATGGTTCCCGCTCCTGTATCTCATTATACAGATCGTATATTTTTTGATTAAGCCGAACCATGAACGCTCTGGTCTCAGGCTCAAATGCGATCTTTGCCTCATTATGTAACCATTTGGATAGCTCTTCCAACACACCCGCTGGTGCTTTACGGCTCCTGATAATCCCCCATTCCTGTTCCACTAACCGCTTGATCGCTTCAATTGATTCGTCTCCGCGCAATGCAGCATCAATGTAATCCTGTAAGCAGGAAATATCCTCTTTGCTTATCCTATACCAAATCTCATCTAGTGCATTCTTTTCGGTCATTATCACACCTCGATCTGTATTGCATTCTTGTTCGGTGCGCCAATACCCGATCCTTCCGGCCTCACGAAATATTTTTTGAGGGTATAGACGTGAGATTCATACCTATCTGCGGTTTCAACTTCTATCGTTATCTGATTAGTACCTGTATATCCTGTGTCGCACCGGTACTGTTTTTGGGCGTCTGTGGTTTTAGAGAACACTTCACCTTTTGCTATTGAAACCGAGAACAAGGCGCGCTGTGTTTCAGTGTTTAGAATTGAGATCCTCCCAGAAAACCCATCGGGGATTGTAACATCAATGTACCTCTGATCGGTGAATGTGTAGTTCACTCCGTTAAGAGTGAAGTGTTGTGGGATGCTATTGAAAAGATCGTCGTTTTCAGTTGCCAGAACACCAGACACGTCACATACCCACGCGCCGCAACCAAAAAGTATCAGACCGCAAGTGACGCCAATAAGGCATGCCATAATTATATCAATCATCTCCGGTATGACGGACACATTGGATTTGTAGAAGCTGTATGCGAAAATCCCCCCAACCACTATCGGCAATACAACGCCCCAAAATAGTATAAAAACTGTTACTATAAAGTTACTCATATCTTCAACTCCCGTGCTACATCTTCAAAATCCCGACTCTTGCCATTTTTCCCGCGCACGATCTGATCCATAATATCAGAATCAACCGGAGGTAACCACCGGATCACCATAAACTTTTCCGAGAACAAAGAGCCCTCATATTTTGAATGGAATACCATTCCCGTACTATCTATAAATGATATAATTTTGTCAACATCCACAATGGTTGCTAATCGGATCCCTATTTTTTTAGTACAAGCAACAGCAATCGCATATATTCTATCTTCGGTATACATAATCTCTTTCATATCACGGATATAATTCATTATTATCCCTCACCGCTTTCTATTTTTTCACGGAATACTGAAAATGTGATGATCATGTTTGATCCTCAACCATTTCTGTGTGCGAGGGGCATTTGCCAGATCCACATGTGAGAGGGTGTCCCCATGTTTGTTTCGAAAAAATCCACATCCATATGGTAACCTCTTGTTTTCATCCGCATCTCGGGCAAACAATTTTCATATATTTGCGCTCTCCTGTAATCATTCCTCTACCTCAGGGTGTTTTCCTTTAATCCATCCCCTTACGAAAGTCATTGCCTGATTAAACCCTCTGTCGTAATCGCACGCAAACTCTTCAAGTGGTTTACACTCACACGTATTATATAACCACTTCCATTCTTCGTTCGGATTCATTCTCTGGTCTCCCATGTAATCACGATTCGCTATCCTCATAATCTCCTATCCCGAGTTCGTCTAACTGCACTCGGATCCGTCTGATATGATTAAAAATATTGAGCATGGCAGTACTCGAAACAAGCAACCTGTCTTTTTCTTCTCCGTGTATCACTGGCGGAACATACCTGTCGTTCCATCTTTCTATTGCTTGTTGCTCGGTCTCACACCAGCAAATCGGGTATTCGTTCCCTCCGCGAGCTTGACAGTGATTACACTGCACATGGTATGCATAGATTCGATTGTTATCATCCTCTGCGAAATCTGGGTGTATTTCCAAATTTCTTCCGCCACAAAAAGGACAGGGCAAAAGTTCGTTGTTCCGATCATCGTTGTTATTTCCTGTTGCTGTCATTCTCTGTTCTCTCCTGTAACAATATATTATAGATAAAAGTAATTATACTTTACTGTTCACACATTGGGGATTTCAGAACCGTTCGACAAAAAGGGGAATGTCTCCAGAGAATGTTTCTTTTATCATGGGTGATCCACAATACGGGCAAAAAATTTCCTTATCCTCTCCGGGTTTTGGAGTTGCGATTAGAACAATCCCCGGACAGCGAAAAGCCATACATATCCACTTCCTTTTTATCCGTCCATCTGAAGTCATATAATCCTTCATAATTTTCCCGCCTTTTTTGCGTCCATCTTTTTCAACCTCTCGTTACAGAATTTTACAATATCATCACAGAGAATCCCGGTATCCGTAAGTCGGATTTTTGGATCTTCAAATTCTCCATCATCATCTGCCAAATTAAACGTTTCGAGAAATCCTGCCATAGCAGATAACATTTCATTGAGATTCTGTGCATAGATTTTCATCTCTACAAGTTCACTATACCGAAGCGGGCGGTTTGGTATCGCCCCGGGTTTTTCCTCGTTCTCCACGAGTGTGTCCTGTTCGTTCATGGTTTCAGTACATCTCCTTGTATGATTGTATGATGGATCATGATTCAAGACCACCTGCATAGAAGGAGGTCCAACCCAATAATGCACCAGGGAATAACAATCCAGACTATAAAATCCCTATTTCCCATCTCAATTGTGTCGTATGGAATTAACATTATTTCACCGTTTTCTCCTAGAATATTTCTCAAAGGGAATTGACCAGTATAACCACTTTTTGTTTGCCCATCGTGCAAGAGCGTTGATCTGCGGGGTCTTCCGGTACGGCATCACGAAGGCGTTGGTACCCCATTCTTTCAACTTTTCGCACCGGTATAACGCCTCACTAAATAACCTTCCATAAATTTCTTCTATTCTTTCATTTTGGTTAGGGGTTCGGTTCTGTGATTTTATTGCGAGAAGTTCTTCCAATTCATGATCAAATCCGGTAAGAACATAGAATTGGATGTCGTGTTTTAGATTAAAACCTCTTTCTTTCAGGAGTTCTATCCCTCGTTTTACAGCATCTTCGTCCGACAGATTATCCCATGCGAAGTGAATATTCCCTGCGTGCCGAACAAGTTTAAGGAAACCGGCTCGTTCTTCGGTCAGTAATCTGATATCCCATCCTTGCGGGGAGAGCATTTTTGTTTTAGTATCGTGAAACCATTTGAAAACTTCCCATTGCCATTTTGGAGGAGCCGCAAAAAGGTTGTTGTCCATGATCATACACGTATCAAACCGGGGATCGTAGAAATCTTTGGGGTGCTGCGCTTCGTGGATCTTGCCTTCTTTTTCCGGAACCACACAGAAGGGGCATTTTCGAATGCATCCACGAGTTGTAAATCCTTGTGAATATGTTGAGGGGTATAGATCATAATCGGGTTTAATCCACCGCATTTCATCAGGTAATTCTTTTTTGAGCGAGATCCCAGTGCCTCCGATATCGATCTCGGCATTCGGATAATAGGTCGCCACTCCACGCGCCTGCTCTGCATTCTTTGTGAAGATACAGGAGATATAGACTTTATCCGGGTTCTGAATATCGAACCCAACAATATCTCCTTGTTGCTTGTGCCATGCGCTGATCTGGCATAAAGCCAAATTTGGGATTTTGCTATCAATATCCACAAGAAGTACTTGAGTCATAGCACATCTCCATTCAGGATCGTTATCTGTTGTTGTTCTGTCATGGTTTAAATCACTCAACCGGTATCCGGTACTCGCGCCCGATCTTCTCTGCCTTGATCCTGCCTTTCTTGATCTCGTTCCTTACTGTACGGAGAGAGACCTTGTTGTGGGCTGCATATTCCGGCACTGTGGCATATTTTGTTTTGAATACAACGGGGGACTGAGTAGGCACCGTTTGTTTTTTGGGGCCATATGGAACGTGTATCCTCTCACGTCCTGGATGATTGTAATTCCCATTTAACTCGCCGATATCCCAAAGGTGGTGGTGTAACCCATAATGGCAATTGGCGCACAGTAATACGAGATTTTCTTTGGAATTGTTTTCCCTATCCCTGTCAATATGGTGGATATGCACACTGCTTGAAAACTCATGATACCCGCACCGTGAGCAATATTCTACCATTATTTTTTCACCTTCCGTTCAGTATTCCAATATGGCGATCTGCAATGTGGGCAGGTTTTTGGTTCTTCGGTGCCTCTCAATGCCCATTCATGTAAGCATCGTTTGCATCTACGTATTTTAACCATACACTTTATGATATGCATTAAAACAATATAAATGTTGGTATGTGTTGGTGGGTATTATGTGACCCGATACGCCTCAATACTTAACCTCGGCTGACTGAGATCCCCGTTTTTTGCCATTTCGTCAATCACACCTTTTATCTCGTTTTTGTTGGTGAATCCCTGCGGTTCCAGCTTGGCATATACCAGATCGATTGAGACGCCCCCCGGACCCCCACTCATCTCATTCTTGATGGTTTCCCGGATCCGTTCAATCAGTTTCTTTTTTGAGTTGGCTACTCCCTGCCCGGGAACCCGACCCCAATCTACCTGCTTTGTGTGCGGATCTGTGGCTATGGCACGGATGCAGGAATCAAATATCCCAATCGCTGCCTCTGCATCTTTAAGCGCGACTTCTGGGGAGAGCCGGATCTTCGCAACCGCTTCTGCCAGCCTCACCAATGCCTCTTGTTGTCGCATGGTTGCCGGTGAAGGTGAATCTGGGTTGTTGGTGGCCCCCCGTATCTCTACATAGTGTTTGGTGAGGTATTCCCGAACCTGTGGATTCATAATCGGAATCACGTTCCTACGGGCATATGCGATATACTGCTTGAGGAGCTCGGCCGGGATCTGGGGTTCTACCTCTTTTCGTTCCGCTTCGGTTACGCGATCTAATTTCCCCGCCGTCCGACATTCTCCAATATATCGGGTTTTGATAACATGCCGGCTTCGGGCTTCATCGAGTGCGGCTTCGGGCCGGTCAACCATTATGAAGATGAGATCAAACCGTGAGAGAAATGCGGCTGGGAGGGTGATCTGGTCGGCTATCCCGGTATCCCCGAAGGTATCGAACCGTTCGTCTTTCGGATTGCCGGCGCAGATCAGGGAGTCTCGTGCCTTAAGAAGCCGGTTCTGTCCTGCTTTGGTGATCCGTACTTCACCATCCTCCATTATATTCAGGAGACTGTCGAGGGTTTCCGGATCGGCTTTGTCGATCTCATCAATGGCGGCGATACCGCCATCTGCCAATGGGAGCGCGCCGGCTTCTATGGTCCAGCGGCCATCCTCATCCCGCGACGCCATGCCGGTAAGCCCAACCCCCGAACTGGTGACAGAGGATACGAACACACCTCTTGGAGATTGACGGGATACATACTTGATGAGTTTGCTTTTCGCAGAACCCGGATCGCCTAACAGGAGAATGTGGATGTCGCCACGGTTGATACTGCCATCTGCATTCTCAGCAGTAACTCCACCGAACATCTGGAGCGCCGCACCCTTCTTAATTTCAGTATACCCATAGATGCTTGGGGCAATTGACGCTGAGATCATATCCAGTGCGTTCCCGCTTTTGGCGATTTCCTTGATCTTGGCTTCCGCCTCTTCTGATATTGTGACTTCCTCAAAATCCCGCTCTTCTGCTTCAACGGATGAGAGATCTAAGTATAGATCAAACACCGTAGACTTTTCGCCCTTTACAATTCTCTGTGCTGATCTGACAATGCAATTCAGGGTTGCGCGATCCCCGGGATATAATTGATCGCAGGCATCGTCTAATATCACGACATCCATCGTTTGGGGTTGCTGACCGGGATGTAAACCGTCTGCGTTCTCTTGGATCCTAAGTTTTTGCTGGTTGCTGAATGTTGATCGTTTGGGGATCAGGTCTAGTTTCTTGAACGTGCACCCGTCTGTTCCGCAACCATCGGGTTCTGCCATTTTCCCCGGGCCCTGTGCCTTCTTGGTGAAGTGACCCGCAGGACATTTGAATACGGCTTCTATGAGACGCGGTCGAACCTCTGTTGCCCGGGTTACTATACCATCAACACCAATGCATTTCCCTACATCATCCGCACGCAAATCTCGCAGTAATACCTTTCTCCCGATCCCCCGAAACCTGATGTTAATTGCATCTTTTTTAATTTCTTTTCCATCCATCTTTTTGATCAGATTGTTGTTGGTAATCGCGTCCTGGATATCCTCAATTACTTTCCCGGGATTATCAAGGATCTCATCTGCGAGTTCCCCCCCAATTGCTTCTCCATCAGTCGTCCCGGGGATTATGCGGGCGAACCGGATCACTTCACCATAGTCTATATATATTGATCTAAGGTGGGGCCATTCCCTTCCAATCTCTAATAATTGTTTTCTGCATCGCGACTTGAGAAAATCCGCCCACTGATTCGTGCGCTCACGGGATTCGTTTATCATCGTTCCTCTCCAAACATATTTTCAAGTACATTCGAGAATTTTTCTAATACCCATCCAATCGGATAGAAGAAAAGCCAGAGGAAATAATCAACCGTTATTACATCCGCCCCGTAATTTATTTGGATATACATAAAAATTAAAGCAATGAATGTGAGAAGTAATCCAAAGGATTTAACCATTGCACCCACGTCTTGCATACTCTTAATTAAAAACACAATGTATTTGGATTTGGGATGCGTTGTTGGATCGGCGGGCGGCGCAAATATATTACTTTCATAACCGGTTTCATTAAAGATTATATTTTCAATGGGTGATATGTTTAGAATTTTCGCGTTTGTTTGTAAAATTGTATAAAAATTATGATCCCCGTTTGACATTGTGGTTACTCCTTTGGGGTGATTATGTGCCACTACAAGAGACGATGCATTATCCACAACGGCTTGTCTTAAAATATCCTCTATTGATACGGTTGCCTGATCCCTGCCGCCGATACTTCCGATATATCCTTTTATTATGTGATGGTTATTATTGACGGTGAAAAAGAACAGCACCTCTGTTTTTTTCTGGCCGAATTGTTTCAGGCAGTACTCATACAAGTCATGCGCTTGATATGTTTTACTTTTAAGTACTTCGGAGATTTCAAGTTCTGGGTATTCGTTGGAGAGTTGAACGTTCATGGTTTGTCACCTTTGTATGAGTCATCAATCATTTTCTTGTACCTCTTCACATTCGCACCGCGAAAGTTTCTTAATGAAGTCTGTTGTGAGATGTTCGGGATCGTGGGCTAGATCGTCGTGATGTTTGGAGAGGATATCGCAACAAGAAGCGGGGCGTCCCGTTCTAAGTGCAATGCAGGTTAAACAATATTTTTTCTGATATCGTTCTAATGGTTTCCCACAGGATGTACAGACGTGTTGTTTCCTATGTTTCTGTTGGTATCTATACGAGATTGCGCGGCGACGTTTGTTAAATTCGGGATCTGTATGATATTTATTACGCCCACAATCAGTTGCACATTTTTTACACCAACTTTGTTTATAGATGTGCCCTTTTAATTTGTGGGAGGAGAACTCCTCTATCGGTTTAACCTCTCCACATTTAGTACACCGTTTCGTTTTAATTGCGGGATCTTGCGTCACGCGGTTATCCCCTCTCTTCTTTTGGGAAAAAGATCGGAATACATTTTCCTTTGCTCTCCTTTCCGGATCAGTACCGCCCATTTCCCATCAATCAGATCTTTAGATATTCTTGAATTAATTGTAGTGAATGTTTTAATCATGGCCGCGCAACGGTGAGCATCTTCTTTCTGATCTTCCGGATAGAATTTCAGGATTGTAAACTTCAGGCCGTTTTTCTGTGCGGGGCGGGCATGGGGATCACTCAGTGCCTTTTCACAGAGTGCTATGATCTCGCTGATCTTTGTTTTCTCTGTCATGGTTTCTGCTCCGGGAAAAGAATCCTCAGTGCATGAAGTTTGCAGATGGAAGGAAGTTGCTCGCAAATCTTTCTTCCTTTGAATGGGCATGACGTTTCGGGTTTGTTGCAAAATTGTAGGTCTGGTAATTTCAGGCACAGTATTTCCGCCGAGAACAAAGCGTACTCCATAGCTGAATAATGCCGCTGAATTGCGTCCTCAAAGGAGATGGTATGCCGGACTGAATCGTGTTTTGATGTCATGGTTTCCGCTCCTTCTTTGTCGCTGGTTCGTGAAGGAAATCAACATGACAATTGCCCGTATATCCGTCAGTAAACGGTATAAGATCACGATCGATTTTTTGTATCATAACAATATATCGATCTGTATCCTTTACATGACATGTACTCTGCCTCAATTCTTTTCCAGAAAGCATTTCCAATGAAAGATTCTTAATTTGCATTCTTCCAGATCCTATCATAGTTTTTGCTCCCGTATTTTCCGAAGTTCGGCAATCCGATTCCGCAAATATTTCCTTATACCTAACTGAGGCACATACTCCCCACCAACCCATTGAGATACAAACTTATCCGCGTTAATCAGTTCTTCTAGCGCGTCCTTAGGAGTCATAAAAGGGGTTGGAACTATACGATCACGAACATCGGCTATGATTGCACGTATCTCCATTTCAAGTTCATCGGTAGGCAGCTGTTCGTCTATAGTTTCAATGCGCTCGCATTCATCATCAAAGATAATTAGTGCCTTTCGCTGTGGCTGTTTTGAAGTCATGGGGTATACTCCTTCTCTCTCCGAAGTTTTATTAAAGCACGTTCGGTTTGTTCTTCTAAAATCCCTTTGGCGT